CTCGGCAGACCCCATGTCGAGATACCGAATGGATCGGGCGAGCGGCCGCCATTTTTGCGCATCGTCGTCATCGCCTTGACGGCGCGGCGAACGTCACGCTCAAGCCAATAGGCGGGATCGGTGGGGTGCGCTGGATCGTCCGCCACGAAGCCCTGAACGAGCAGCGCCCACTCGTATTCACCGGCCGCAGCGTCGATGGGAAACACGCTGGTCTCTTCGGCGGGATTGACGCCTTCGAGCAGGCTGACCATAGGGATCGGGTCGTTGTCGCCGAACCACTGCCGGCCGCGAAAAACCCGTGCGGCCATCACGCCATCACCAGGGTCGAAGTCGGACAGGTCGAAGCGCGAGCCGTTGCCCGGCGTGACGGATGCCTTGATTCCATCGGTGATGGCCGTCGCCAGTCGCAATCGGAAAGGGGCCGAGTCGGTCATAGGTCAAGCCCCATCAGACGGAAGAATTCTGCGCCGAGGAAATCCTGCGCTTCGGGCGCAATCTCGCCGCGCACCGCATCGAACACTTGGGAAACCGACGGGCCGTACAAAAGATAGAGGTTGCCCCGCACCCGCACCATGACGCGCTTGTTGTGGATGACTTCGCTCGGCCTGAGACGAATCGCGAGACCGAGGTTGTTCTTCGTCTCGACATCGCCGCGACCGGCGGGCAGCCGGATGACAAACGCGCGCCGCATGTAGCGGGCAAATCCCGGTGCCACCTGAACACTGACACCGGCCTGACCGACCGATGGCGACCCTACCACGAAGCGCGCGAGGCTGGTGGGGCGCTGGCGTGCGCTGATCACCGCTTCCAGGTCGCCCGACGAGGCCCGCTTCACAACGCCGAGGCGCTGGCGTCCACTCGAGTCGGTGCCGGTGAGGTACGACGGCGTGAAGGCGACCTGGCGCGCAATTTCGCGGCGAGACGCGGTCGAGGCTCGATCCGCAGTGCGGTTCACGGCCTGCTGCGCCGAACGCAGCATGTTCTTCGGAATATCGTTGAGCGTGCGCGTGGCCTCGAAGCCGTCGATCGCGACGACATAATCCTCAGCCATCGGACGGCACCGGGAGGCCGGCGGTGTCTGCTGCGCTCAGCACGGTGACGGCCACGGGAACGACGATGTCCTGCGCCGGCTCGACGTGGTCGATGCGGTACGCTTCACCGACTTCGACCGAAACGATGCTGCTGTTGCGCAGGAATGGCGGCTTGTCGTCCTTGAGGAAAAACAGCCGCGGCGTGTCCTCGTCCATCTGCACCGAGCCGATCAGTTGGCGGCTACCGCGCAACTGGCCGTGCGCGGCGACTTTGGCCATCACGCGCACGGTGCAGGGCACCGGGGTTGCTTCAGGCGTGGCAATGTAGAGCGCCGGGACCGACATCTCGCGATGAAGGTCCCGGCGCGCTTGCCGCACAGCATCTCGTGCGCGGCTCATCCGCGTCAGCCCAGCGGGTTCTCGGCGGCCTGCATCTTCTCCCAAAGCGCCGTTTCGGCCTCATTGAGATCGACCACCGCGCCGAGCGCTTCGAGGTCTGCGAGATCCTGCGCCGAGTCCGGAACGAAGATCGTGCCTGGTTCGATGGTGCCGTTGATGCGGTTCACCGCCTTGACGGCCTTGTTGGCAGGAGCCGACGCAGCGGCGGCGGGGAGGGTCGGAGTCTGCGACGGTGCGCTCTGCGCCACTTCCTTCGCGGTCGAAGCCGGCTTCACGGCGGCGGGGTTTTCGGTATCGGCCATGGTAGTTCCTCCTTTTGCGGAAATTGCCCGGTGGACCGGCCGGTCCACCGGGGGACTGGACTTAGCTGACGTTGGTGGGTGTCAGCTTATAAGTGCCGTTCGGGTTGATCGGCACCATCAGCGGCGCGGATTCGAACGACAGGTGTTCGGTCTTGACGCGGCTGCCGGTCTCGAAGTTCTTGGCGAAGATCGGCAGCGCCTGGTACATCGCATCCTTGTCCATGATGCGCCCGAATGCCGAGACGCCCATGATCACCGAAGGGTCGGCAGTGAACACGATCTCGTTGGTGCCGAGGTAGCGCGCCTGCGAACCGCCGGTGTCGGTGTAGGTCTCGTTGTTGACCCACAGTTCGATCGGCTGCCCGCTGTTGCCGCCGACCGAAATCTCGCCGACCTTGAAGACCTTGCCGCCATTGGCGCCACCCGAAACGACGCCGCGCTCGATCATTGCGACGTTGTAGATCCGGAAGCCATCCATGGCTGCCTTGATCTCGGGGTCCTTGCGCAGCACCGACCAGACGCCGCCGCCCATGGTGGCGCGGATCGGAACGCCGCCGAACTCGACGTTGTTCATGGCATCGAGCACAGCCTGGAACTTGTCGAGAATCGACACGCCCGAATCGCCCCAGCGGTTGCCCGAGGTGAGCACTTCGGTTTGGCCCGAGGCGCGCAGGAAGTCGATGTGGAACGCCTCGCCCGACAGATAGGTGATGTCGAGATAGCCGTCGATGATCGACCGTGCGCGCTGGTGCTCCCACCGGCGATAGACGGCCTTCGTCGCCTCGGCGGTCTTCGCTGCCTTGAACAGTTCACGACGAACCATCGGGTCCTTCATGTCGAGTTCGGGGTGCAGCATCGAGGTGTCGATGCCGGCCAGGAAGGTCAGGCCAACATTGTCGTCGATGTCCTCTTCGACCAACACGTTGGCCGGCTTGAAGCGGTACGTGCGCTGGCTGTCGTCGTAGACCGAGAGGCCGCGGCCTTTCGGCAGCACGTAGGCCGCGAGCTTGCGGCTGTGGATCGGCAGCTTCTCGAAGTCGATATATTCTTCATCGGCGAAGAACGCATTCGAGTCGGGGAAGAACTGGCCGAAGTACCAGGTTTCGGCCTTCACGTCGCGCATGACGCCGAGCAGCTTGTGGGTCTGCCACAGCTCATACGGCTGCTGGGAAGCATAGGTTACCATAGTTGAAACTCCCGAATAGGGTGAATGTCAGGGCGCGGGTGTTAGACCGACTTGCCGCGGCGGAAGATGAGCAGCGCGTTGGCGACAACCGAGGCGATCTTCTTCGCGGCGGTGTCGAACGAGGCATCCCACACCAGCGGCGAACCGGTGCCGGCGTCGTCGTCACCGACGTTGTAGCAGCCGGTCAAGCAGACTTCACCGTAGATAGTGGTGTTGCTGGCGGCCGAGGTCGCGGCGCGTTCGAGCACCCCGATCGGCTTGATCGCGCTCGCCGGGTCGGCGTTGTAGACCGCCTTGACGATGTGGTTCGAGGCGTCGAGTCCGACAACGGTGAAGCGCGCCAGCGTGAGCGAGCTGGCGAGCAGGATGCGGACGGGCTGCTGCCGGGCAGGCTCGACACCGGCGATCAGGTTCGACTGAACGAAGGTATCCATCTGCTCGAAAACCGGGGTGCCTCGCGGCGACTTGTAGGTGGTGTCGATGGTGGTCATGTCATTTCCCTCTTGAGTTGCGGGCCGGGCTTACTTGCTGCTGGACTTGAAGCCCGGCAGACCGGCAGCGGCGATCAGGGCGAGCGTGGGGGAGGCATCCTTGCCGTTGATGACGGCGGGGCCGTTGTCGCCGGCACCGTTGTCGGCACCAACCTGCGGGTTGGGCGTCTTGTCCATCGCGGCGCGGAACGTCGCGGCGGCGGCATCGGAGGCGGGCTCGGCGGCCGGCGCGGAGGCCGACTTCTTCTCGGCAGCGGCAAGCATACCCTTGGCGTCGTCGAGCGACATCGAGGTGTTGAACGCGAGGTGCTTGGCGAGGGCTTCGCGGCCATCGGCTTCCTCGCAACCGAGAATGGCGCTGATGCGCGTGCGCTCGGTTGCGGCGGCGTCGGCGCTCGCGGTGGCGAGAGCGGCGGCGTTGTCGAGGGCGGCCTGATCGACCGACCCCGTGGTCTTGCTGGTCATGGTTTCATCGTCTCCATTATCGGGATCGCCGTCATCGTCGTCTTCGCCATCGGCGGAGTCGTCGCATTGGCCTTCCGGGTCGCCCGCGAACGCGGACAGGGCATCGTCGAGCGTGCCGATTGCATCGGCCAGCCCGTTCGATTTCGCTTGCGTGGCGGTGTAGCAGTACGCCTTGAGGTCATTCCGGATCGCGTCTTCGGAAAGACCGCGGCCCCGCACCACTGCAGCCACGAAAATGTCGTATAGTTCGTCGATGCGCGCCTGGATGCGCGCCTTCGCATCATCGCTCAGCGGCTCGGCGGAGTTGCCCTCCACCTTGGAATCGTCGCTGGCAATGAACGTGATCTTGATGCCTGCTTGTGCCAAGGCGCCTGACATATCGGCGTGACTGGTGACCACGCCGATCGAGCCGACGCCACC